CCAGCCACCCTCGCCGTCGAAGCCGCCACTGTGTATTGCACCAATGGTTACTACAATGAAGTCTAATAGAGCATCCAACTGCTCCACACGGTCTTCCAATACAAGAGCTGCTTTAAGCTCTTTCCATTCTTCATCCATAAGGGACAAATACAGTTTGTACTGCTCTGCATTTAGTTCGCCAACAGTTTGGTCGCTGGCTCGCATAAACTTTTCTTGATCTCTAAATGGATTGGTCATATTAAATTCTATAGGATTCCACTGGCGGCGCTGTACCACTGTCCATACCTAAGTATGCATCAGATGGTCGTTCGTCTGCTTGTAATAAAATTGAAGAAGTTTCCACTCTTCGAATTACAATTTCTTGCCCGTTATCTTCTACTTTTATGCCGCGTGTCCAACGCCCGTGGTCAATGTAAATCCACTCGCCGACTTTAACATCTTGTTGTTCTGGACCTATTGCCCAGACACGAGCCCATCTTGACTTTACACCGTGACTCTTGCCGTCATCGGATTGAATTATGATACCACTGGCAGTGGTTTGTTCTTCAAAATTCATATCCGTTACTAACACGTTATCACGTAACGGTTTTAATTTACCTTTAACTACGTTCATTTAAACCTCTTAATCGTCTTTAGGTGTCGGTTGGCCTGTGTAATACTCGGCCATAACATCTTCACGCTTGCGAATAATTTTTCCACCTGGTCCGATCTCGTCGCCTCGTGCATTTACTCGTGCATTGCCCACCGCAAGTACGGTTTCATTTCTGTTACGTAGCTTGTCGAAATCAACTTCTTTTCCCTGCATACTTCTGTGAACTTGTCTTTGTGCCATAATAGCTCTCCTTGTTATATATGTACTTATCTCAAAAACTCTCGCCAATCAAGATCGTACTTAATGCTGTCAATTTTATGGATACCAATAAGGTATAGCGTGTAACTTGCTACGCTACTGCCTCTACCTACACCCCATAATATATTATTCTTACGCAGTGTATCTACTATGTATTTAAGAACTCTAAGCAATGGCAACATATTTCTTGCTCGGAATTCCTGTAGTTCATCTATAAGACGTTGATAGTGTTCTTTAGGGCATTCATCTACAAGAAATGCTTCGATGTCCATATCTTTGTATTCATCTGGAATAAACCAGTCTTGCTGACAGGTTTTATCAAATTCTTCTTTTGAAATGGAATACATGTCGGGCTTGGCTATTCTAATATTAAGCCCGGATATTGTTTTGAACAGTTCCATGTCGATAGTATCTTCCACAAGAACTTGATCAAATAAATCTAACTTATTTTTATAAATTAGATCTATAAGATCGGTTTCTTGATAGATGGGATTGCTAAAGATGTCAGACTTCATTCAGCTATTTTAGCTGACTTTGATTAAATTGTCAAGATCTTTATCGCGCTTTTGATAAACTTGATCCCACTGTTTAGCTCTGCGGGAGTTCATTTCGGTTTTGTATAAATCAATAAAAATAGAAATTTGTTGTTTTACAGATGGGTTATTAGCCTGCCAATACTTTTTACTAAGCTCTTGAAGCTTATTTTCAATTTCGGCATCTTTAAGTTGACTAAAGTCTTCTGCTAATGGATGCATCATGCGAACTCACCAATATATTTTAAGAATATGTTTGTACCGCCGTCGACAGTCCATGCGTCAACAATTCGAATCTTGTTAACGTCACTGCTAACTTGGAATGTAGTTGGGAATGTAATCTTTGCCATTGTTAGAGTTAATCCTGATGCCCCAGCTACTGTTTGACTGCTATTTGATGTAGTAATAACAGTCCTTGGCACAATTGTTAGTACGTTTGTGTCCCCAGGGCCTGTTGGGTAATTAGTTAATCCAGGCAATGGAGGACCGCCTAACACAGACGCTAATCGTAATTTAGTACCACCTGATAGTAATGAATGAACGTAATAGTCTGTGTTAGCACTAACACCTCCAAACCCTGTTCCAGTAAATCTAATAGGCATACCTACATACATACCAGCAGTGCTGCCAACTGTTACTGTGTTAGAGTTAGTAGTATCTAATTCTGGAAATGTTGCAGTAGCAGACCCGGTAAATGCTCCTGAGTGTGTAGCTATGCCAGAAAAGGTACCACCAGTGCTACCAGATGCTCCAGTCAACGGTGTATCAGAGATAGCGTGTTCATAGGTATCGGCAAGGTAGAATCCACCTGCGGTATATCCATATGCATAATAGGTAGTAGAAGTTAATAACCCACTTATACCGGTAACATTGTCGAGAGTTACAGCATTGCCAGCAGGAATGCTGGTTGTAAATGCACCGGTAATTTTTACATATGCACCTGCTCCGACATCAATACCGGTATATGGCGCCGTCCCGGCTAACCCAGTGATTGCAATACCGTCTACAGCATTTGACAAACTGGTAGCAATTTTAAATCCAGTAACACCTTTGTCATAAACGTAATAAATTGTACCAATACTAATTCCTTGAATACCAGTATTATTGTCAAATGTAACTTTTGTTAGATTGTCTAAAGCAGAAGTACTGCCAGAAACTGTAACCGACCCATTTCCTGAAATAGCAGTATAGGTCAGTGTAGTGGGTGCTGTTGTTGCAGTAGCAGTTGTAAAGAGATTATTAACAGCTAATATGTTAACTTCTCCAGTTAAGCCGGTTCCGAATAATCTTTCACCTACTTCAAATACGCCAGTTGTTAAATTAGCAGTTGGAAAAGTAAATTTTGCATTAGTTACTGTGCCAGTTTCTGACTTTCTGTTTACTCCGGTTGCGGCAGCTAATGTTTCAGTGATCTCTTTACGCACAATACCGCCACCTTCTGTTGAAAATGTTATAGTTTGTGTAGTGCCACTGCTTTTTAGTTCTAATCGTATTTTAGCAAACTTATCAGTCTCTGGCCAATCAGTGAAAGCCACAGTGTGATTTCCTACTACTTGGATTCGTTGATACTCGCCATTCTCTAAACTAACGTTAGTTGTAGCAGTACTGGTTGTTGAGTACACACTGCCATATAATCTATTAGTAGTTGCGTTATCAATAACATTGCCGCCAAAGTCGTTATCGACGTTGAGTTTTGCAGATGTGTTCTGCAAGACAGTAATTTCGGCATTGGCAGTAGCAAGACCGTCCTTTATAACAGAAAAATTATCTCTAAATCCTTGACTGTCATTGTCTTGTCCTGATACTGGGTAATCTGCATCAATGGTTGATGATACTATTGCACTGGTCATGTTATTGTAGTCCTATCGTTTCTAAATACAAGGTATTTATCTGTATATTCACCGGTCACAGAATCTATTATATATCGGTCCACGGTGTAATCCAGTAATTTAAAATCAAAATCACTGTTCTTAATGTTTAAAATAATGCTGTCTGCACCACCTGGTTTGCAATAGCAAAGTGGAACAGCGGCAACATAGTTAATTTCCTGAGTTTCCCCAGGCTGAATACTACGCATCCATAGTGGCAAATAGTTGCGTTCTTTCTGTGTTTCGGGCATACTCTTAATTCGATAGCGCCATAAGCTAATACTGCTTGGGAATCGTATGCCAGTGCCCGGATCTCCTGCAAATACATCGTTGCGATCTAATGTTACATTCATCGGTATCGGACGCTGCCAAAATGGTTTATCAACATCAAACGGACCTATGTAAAATTCATTAGTTTGATCTACTGTGACATTTACATTACTTCTGCTGTATTTTATAGTATTCGACAAATGCTTACCGTCTTTTTCTAACGGATCAATCATTTCTAAATATATTACTTCGTAGACTACGTCATTTGTTCCGGGAACTTTTGCTACACCTTTTTTAACTTGGCCGAAATTAAAACGTTTAATTTTATGATTTCGTCCCATGGCACTGACATATTCTGCAGCAATTTTTGTTTCTATACCTGCGTATACTAACATCTTTAAATCTCGTTGTATACCAAAGTATGGATCGCTGGCTCTATATACTAATTGAGGATCAAACACTGTACTATCGGTGATAAAATCTTTAAACAGGCTACGCTGAGTTAACTTTAAGAATGGTCTTGCTGTTAAATTACTATAGTATGTGTTATTAGGTGTAGTAACTCGTAATGTAAATGTTCTTGTAACAGCACTAAACCCAAGTTGATCTCTGGCTCGAACTGTAAACACATACTCTTTATCAAGAGTAGTAGTGCCGCCGTCAAAGGTCATTGCACTGCTGTCGTATGTGGTAAGTGATTTATCTGCTACGGGAAATCTATACACACTCCATTTGCTTGCATCAAATATAGAACTGCTGGTGTGACTTTGTTTACATTTATAAAACGTCGGCGCATTATATGTAGTACCACCTGCAGTTTTCATAGAAATTGAAGTACCCTTATTAGGATAATTAAAATAATTTAACGGAACAATTAAAGTTTGACCTTCGTAAGTTCCGGGACCAGTAGTTACAGAAATTACACCAGTGCCAAATGTTCCAGGATTGGTATCAAAGTTTAATGTGATACTACTGGTAGTACTTGCAGTAGCAAAGAATCTACCGTTATAGTCGCTATTGCTATTGCCATTAATTCTGTAATAAAATTCAAGACCAGTTGATGTGGTAAACGTCATATCATTAACATTGTCAGCACCGCCAAGGTCTGCACCACTGATAGTAATTTTGTCACCGGGTAAATATCCTGTACCTGGATCTAATAATGAAATAGTTGTTACACCTTGGTAGGTTGCAGTTGAAAGGTTTAATCCTTTTTGTACACGGAATCTTGCACCGACGCCTGACCCAGTAGTTGACTTAACTTCGACATCTTGATATAACGCAGCAGCAGTTGATACTGATATGCCGTTAATCAATGTAACCACAGGAGCTAATGGTGCAATTGTTTGCGCAGGAATCGAGAATGTAACTCTATACGGACCACTTCCTGATATACTGGTAAATGATTGTAATTCAATTGGTGCAATATCTACACTGACTGCATCGTAGTAGTTGAAATTTAAATCATCTGATACAATTTCAACAAGGTCCCCGGATGCAAAATCGTGATCAACACTGGTAACTACACTGGCAATATTTTTTCGTCTTGTTAAAGATTTAATACCTTTAATATTATTTTGTTTGATAACATTGTTTAGTGCATAAATCTTACTTGGCTTCCAGTAACTCTTATATTGGAATTCACTACTCAGTTGATTTACTTTGCCAACTATTTCACCATCAAGGTTTAATGTCAGCCCCGAAGGCAATCTTCCACTTTCAACAGTGTAGAGCACAGCGGATCCTACTACAGTGCTGGCAGCTTCAATAGCCAATGTGCTTACATAGCCACTGTCAATTGATCCGAGATTTTCTGGACTAACCCAGTTCATGACACTTTCAACTTCGCCAAGTATATCCACTGTAAATACACGTCTACTAACAGCTTGCTCACTGCCTTGGCCGAATCTATTTCCTTTTATGGTAAATTTATAAGTTTCTGTTATAGCTGGTTGATACGGTACAGTTCCAAAAACTTCAGCATTAGTTTGATCGAATTCCATATTTGGTGGAAGTTCACTCATGGTGCCCATGTATATGGCACTGCCATTTGGTATAGTAACTTCAAGTGCCGGAGTAACTGATAATCTATAGATGTCACCGCCCAGTACGTCAATGCTGGTTATGGTATATGTTTCTCCAGTGGCGCCAGCAAATTCGCCTGAAAAGTTTATTTTATATCCAACTTGCGGAACATCACTGCTACGTTCTATTCTAATGTTAGACGATCCTAATCTATTATCTGATGGAACTTCTTTAACACATACTGCATTAACAAACGCATTTACTATGGCTAATTCAAAAACTACAGGCCCAAGATCGCTGAATCCTTCAAATATATCAATTTTGAATGTTTGATAATTGTTGGCTCTGCGCAGGCCAAGGTAGTTGGGAGTTGTAAAGATCGGAGCTCTTACATAAGTTACGTCTGCTGTGTATGTTCCTTCACCTGCTGTTGTTATAACATTGTCAGCTCTAAAGAAATCATCACCTACTACAAAAATTCTAAATTTACGTTTAGTAACTGTGTCGCCATCGGTTATAGTGGCAATAAATTCATAGTTGCGATTTAGTTTGCGTGGACGACCAGTTGGAACACTAAAGTCGTAAACTGTTAAATCGTATACATAGGTATCGTATCCGTTGCTTGATCTGTAGCCAAAGTCGTAGGCAACTTGATCATATAAATCAGTATCATACGGGCCTTCCCCTGCTGCAATAGGAATAGCAAGCAACGGCTGTACAAATCCTGTGATCCTTCCGGTTGGAGTTAATATAAGTCCAGGAGGCAATTCGCCCTCATCACTGGCAATGAAAAAGTTTAACTGTTGTCCTGTAGCAGTATCAGTATCGCTGGCACTTAGTTGAAAATCAATAAAACTACTGTCAAGAACGTAATAGGCATTATTTGTACCAACTGGCAACAATCCTGCAGGACTTAACCAAGTAGGCTCGTCTGCACCTACTACATTAATCAAAAATGTTCTATCTGCAATACCTGCGGAGCCAGCAGCTCTAATTACAAATTTAAATTCTGTAGTTCTTGGAACTTCAAACGGTGTTCCGATAATTGTATTACCAACAAGTCTTAAACCAGGCGGCAGTTTACCCGAAATCACAGAATAAGTAACTAAAAATTCTATTTTAAGAATAACGGTGGCATTATTACCACCGGCAAGTATTGTAATTATATCACCATTTCGATAGCCTACACCCAGATTGTTTATACTTACTGCTTGGAGATAACCGCTGGGGCTGAACACTTGCACTGTCATTCCTGTGCCGCTACCACCTGTGGTATAAAATGATCCCCCGTTGATAGGATAACCACTGCCGGCATTGCCAATTTGCAATGTTCTTGCAATATCATTTGCTACCGGTAAAGGTAAATTTACGGTGTTACGTTCGCTAATTGTGCCGAAACTATAGCCCGAATTTTGTGTCCACACAGTTAATGCCATTATTGCTCCGTTTTAAGTATTTACCTAAAAACAGAGTAGTAGTTACTTGCCGAATCTATGGATTCTTGGACGAGGAAATACCATTCCTGTGCTGGGTCGTGCGCCTTGTGCAACACGAGGAACCATAGTACCTGTCTCGGGACGTTCTTTTTTGTAATACAGATACTTGTTAGGCGCACCTTGTAAGTCTCTAATATCAGCAGGGCCTCCAGTTGTATTAGTAATTTGTCCTTGGGTTGCAGTGTTTACAATATATGCCTTAGCCTGTGTTTGATTCCAATGCGGATTCTGTTCTAATGCACAGGCAAGTACACCGCAAACATTAGGACTGGCCATTGATGTACCTGAAATTTTACCCAGCAAGTGTGTGCCGTTTCTGCTGTCACTAACTCCACTTAGATAAGCACTTATAATATTAGTTCCTGGCGCCCAAATGTCCACTCCTGGTCCGCAATCACTATAGGAAGCCTTGTAATCGCTTACAGTGACGTCAATGGAGCCTACACAGATATTAGGTATAGCAGTGTCGTTTGCAGTAGGGCTGGATCCCTTCATGTAATAGTAAGGACTGGTAACACTTTCAGGATATCTAATACCCATTTCAAAAGTGTTGTCCCAATCAACACCGCCTGGAATATCGTGTTTCCATCTGCCGTTTCCGGCAGCGCCTACGAATATAATACCTTCGTTGATGGCTGTTTCAATATCTGCGTCACAGGCTGCAACTCGTGTAGGAATACGTTGATCAGCAATGAATCCCCAAGCATTTAGTTGTTCTGTAGTAAATCCGCTGCCCGCGGTCTTTGCATTATTTGTACCTATTTGTAAATCAATCTGTGTTGGATTATTTTCATAAAACACATATTCACAGACCATAGTAGGACTTCCTAATACTCCGCCTGAGTAAGCAGTGTGTCCTTCTAATCGTACTCTGTAAGTCCTTGTTCCTGCTATAATGTTAATAGTACCCCGCATAGAGCTATGGTATTGACAAACATAATATAGTGTGGATGGAGCATCAGTTGGCACAGTAAATGTAATAGTTCCGGCATCTGTGCCGTTATTTGTAACGCCTGCGTTATATACGTTGCCTGAACTATATGCGCCTGAAACTGTTTGTATCCAAAAAGGATGTCCACTGGCACTGACATCGAATGTGTATGTACCACCTCTTTGTAATGTCAAAGTAGGATTAGCTGATGAATTAATAGTGTAGGCACTGGCTCCGGAATTAGTTACAGTTAATGTTCCGACGTCTGCTCCTTCAATACCATAGTAAATTCTTTGTGCCGATCTGTCAGCGGCACACATCATAATTTTTGGAATGTTTGGAGTTGTAGCACTAAGGTCAGTATATACAGCTGATCCTGCACCAAATGTTAGATAAAAATTAGTTCCTACAAATATATGATTGTAATTTACCCCAAGGTAGGTTATGTTCCACGGTAATGTGATATCCCAGTACCCGTCATCTTGTAAGCCGACTGTTGGTGTTGTCGAAGAAGCTAATGAAGCTGCTCCTAATACACTCGGGGTAACAGATGACACAGTAGCACCGGCTGGGCTGGCAGCATTATTAACAGTTACACTCAATGCCGCTACAAATGTAGTAGTATCTGGGTCAGTAGTTTCGTAAGTATTTGTAAATTCTAAAGTATATACAGCATTGTTGGGTAACGCCAGTGTTTCACGTATATCTGTTTCAATAGCCACACCTTCGGTTCCGGTAACTGGGCCATCTACGAAATTTGTTCCCATTGTAATATCTGATGCCGAGACATCTACACCTGTAGTAGTGATATCTCCTATCTCAAGCGCATCCGGATTGCCTGGTGTGCTGTCAATTACAAATATGTCGCACAATACTTGACCATTTAGTAGGCCTTCTGTAACCCTTTTAGCATATCCGCTACCACCCGATACTATTGTTATTCCTGATAGTTTTCCGTTAGTAATAACCGGAGTACCTGTAGCTCTATCTGATCCATACCCGCCGCCAGTACTCGGCAACGCAAATTGAATTGATACGTTTTCTGGATTTAGGTAGTCGCTGCCGTCTAATCTTGTTAACGGAGTAGCAATAGTAATTGAAGTAATAGTGCCGCCCTGTGTTATAGTTACGCCACTGGTCAATGTTGCTGAACCACTAAACGGTTCCAATGCCACATTATTAATTATACTTATGTTTGCCGGACCTTGTACTGTTACTGTATAAGTAGCATCCGGAGCAGTGACTATGGTTAAATAGGCCTGATCACCGTCCTGTAGCCACGATGCAGGTTTTGATGCAATACTGCCAGTACCTACGGGCACAGCACCAGTAGTGGTAATTCTATTTCCAAAATTTTCAAATCCAGCTAATGTTGCTAACCGTTCGCCAGCAGCACATACTCCGCTGAATCCGTTATATGTTGTTGCACCCACAGGCGTATATCGTGTGCCTCTGTAAGTCACTGCGGTGATATCAGCAAATGTCCAATCGCCTGGAAAAATACTTTGACCCCAACTGTTATTTGTAATTGTGGGATTCTTTATTCCTGTTTCAGTGTTTACAGGTTTTGTTTTGTGAAACTCTCTTACATAGTCAAACACGTAGCTAAAATTTCCAGAATCGCCTGCATCATAATATATGTTATAAATGTTAGCATCTCGAGCCCAACCTTGTGTATTGCCAGCAACCGTGCCAGCAACGTGTACACTATGACTGTGAGTACCTAACGCATAGTTACCAGCACTTCCACCAGTTACTTCTGGATTGTGTTGATACCAGTTGTAGCTAACCATACGACTACCGCCAGTGCCGTCTGCATTGACTGCATACTCAGGATGTGCAACATTAGGATTACCAGCATCAACTACTACTACATCAACATTTTTTCCTGTGGATGTTAATTTAACTGTGCCAGTTGCATCGACTGCTCCGTTGCTGCCCCACCCTGCTCTACCGATACCTTCAGTACACCGTAACAATGCCCAGTTCAACATAGCGTTGTTAGTAGTTCCTGATTTATTCCAATTGGTTGAAGTTTGTGTAGTAGTGGCAAAAGTGCCAGCTTTAATGCCGAGATATCGAGGATGTAATTCAACAACAGCTACTCTCTCGTCGCCTCTTAATTCAGCAGCTTCCCATTCGGTTAACATGTAGAATGTATTTCTACTTGTTGGTCGACGATCAGTGCATGGTATAGATCTATTAGGAATATACAATGTCCCACCTGGAGTTTCCATATCTTGATAGAATTGATCAAGATCCTCGAAATTCTTCAGAGTTACAATATACTCTTTGGTTTCTACGTATTTTATTACCGACATAGAAACTTTCCTTAATATCTTCTAATTCTATTTCTTGGAAAAACCATGCCCGATGCAGGGCGGAGTTGATAATTAATCTTAGGGTATGTATTTCCGCTTGCAGGACGTTCTTTATAATAAAATAAGAATTTATTATCGCCGCCTTGCAACGATGAAAAATCATCGTAACCACCTGTAGACACTGTCATTTTATCTGACTTAGCATAGCGTTTAATATATGCTCTTGCTTGCGCCTGTGTCATAGATGGATATGTTTCGAGTACTGTGGTCAATACGCCAGTTACCTGCGCCGCACTCATACTGGTACCGTTATACTTTTGATATAAGTTTCCTACGGTAATTGTACCAGTTGCAGCAGTACTGGTCAATAGTGACCCTGTATTTGCATAGGTAAATGTGTTGTATGCATTTACTGTTATAGCAGTTGAGTATGTATTAAAACTGCTGTCAGTAATACATGCTACTGTAACAATATCACCAGTGACTAAATCGTGTGCAGCTGAGGTAGTAATAGTAGCAACGTTTGAACCGCTTCGTGCAATAAATGAAATTGCTAAACTTGCTTGCCCTGAATTAACTGCTGTAGTATTTGCCACGCCACCTGAGTCACCAAGATTGTTGTAGACTGATGACATTATAAATTGTCCAGGTGCATACAAATCTACTCGAGGACCTGCGTTACTCGACTGTTGTTTGTACTCGCCAGCTGATGCACCAGTTGAACCTACGCAGATCATTTCTGGATGACTTGCTGCTGGTGTAGCACCTCTGTGATAGTAATAAGTTGTTCCGTTGAGAACATAGCTATTATTATAATCAGTACCCGCTGGATTATCAATTTTAAAATAGTTATTGCCAGCCGATGCTACAAAGATAATTCCGTCGTCTATGGCATCGCTAATATCTGCATCTACTGTTGCATCTCTGTATGGAACTTTAGGACCTTCTTGAGAAATTCCGTAATAGGCAAGTTGTGTAGCGGTAAATTCCCCACGGAAGCAGGAATTTTGATCTACATGCAAATCAATTTGATTAGGTGTTGCTTCGTAAAAAGTCATTTCCCATAATATAGTTGGAGAATTTACTAAGCCGCCTGTTGGTGCATTGTGACCTTCCCATCGAATTCTATAAGTACGATTAGGTGCAACACCTTCAGTACCTGAATAGAATCGTTGGCAACTTCTGTCACCACCGCAAACAAATATTTTTCGATATGGTGGACCACTTGCACCAATGTCTATCCCGGTATAAGGAGCACCGCCAAACTGTACGCCACCGTTACTACTCACGTAAAGATATTGTCCGCCACCGCCTGTTGGACCGTAGTCTCCACCGAGATATGTTATATTCCACGGTGGCGCAACTCTCCAAACTGCATCGTCATAGGCATCTACACCACCTACGTTTGATGCAAACGGTGCGCCTTGATCAACTAACCCAGTTCTTCCACCCATGTTTAGTGTAAGAGAAGCTATGTTGGCAATTGATGATGAGCTTGTGGTAATTCTGTTACCTGCTTGATATACTGATAAGCTACCGGTTAATGTTGCTGGCGCTGCTGTTGTACCGTAAATACCAGCAAACGCAGTGTTATGAGGAGTATTTGCAACAATGTCTTCAACAGGACCACCTAACAAATCTTCGGGATTTAATGTTGCACCTCGATATGTTATTTTAGAAACTGCTGGATAAATTCCGCCAGTATATGGATTATTAATGCTATAGATGTCAACACCCATGCCCCAGCTGCAATTTACTATAGTTGGGTTAACTTTCCCAGTAACAGCATTTATATTTTTTTGTGCATGCCATGCTCTTACATAATCAATTAGATAAGCACTTGGTGTATATGATCCTGGATTAAATCCGCCAGTATCATGACGTAGGTTATACAATTCCGCATCACGTGCCCACCCTTGAGTGTTACCGCCAATGATGCCAGTTACGTGAGTTGCATGATTATTACTACCAGAATAATTATCGTATTGATATACTCCTACCCAATGACCAGTGGCAGCCACTTGAGTAACTTCGGCGCCTGCTTGTGTATATCTAAATGTATTTGCTATAGGATATGCACCGGACTCAACAGTTGGTAATGTAATTGCTACTCCTGTAGCATTAACAGACGGATGTGACGAACTAACAACATTTACAATTGCTCCAGCTGATAATCCGTGTGGTGATACTGTTGTAATTACAACAGTACCGCTTGTTCTTGTCACAGTGGCAATTTCGCTGCCTGTACCTCTAACTGTTTGATCTAAGCTAAACCAATCAAATTGATTAAATCGATCAGCATATTCAGCATGGTCAGGATAGGCAATGTCGTCAATAATCACAACATCAACATTTTTTCCAGACCCAGTTAAATTAATAGTAGTGTCTTGACTTACATTTGCACCATCGCCCCAGCCACTGACATTACTGTCAAGACCGCAACGATATAACGCCCAATTTTTTTGTCCTACAGCAGGAGTATCTCCTCGGTGAAAGGTTGCAGTTTGCGAACTATGTAGTTCTATCTGTACTTCTTTAGCTCGAAGAGTCACAGCCTCAACGCGAGGATCCTGTTTAATTTTTTCAGCTTCTTCAAGAGTCAATAGATAATGTGTATTTCTACTTAACATTCTTCTATTACTACACTCTACAGTGCGCTCCGGAACATGCCCAGAGCTACCATAGTTTTCTATATCTTGATAGAATTGATCGAGGTCATTTCTATCTTTCAGAGTGACAATAAACTCTTTAAGAAATTCTGACATATTAAGCTTCTAATTGTAGTGCAGTTAATGTAACTGCGGTTGCGCGAGTTGAACCGCTTTTATTAGTTACCGCTAATACTATATCAGTACTTGGAGAAGATTCATTACTGAATCCAATTGTACCTGGGCTTATTACTATAGTGTCTGCACCTGTGGTAATTACCTCAGCAATTACTCCTGATCCAGGAGTTGGATCAGTTCCCTCAAGGCGACCACTGTCAGCTGTTCTTGCCGCGGTACTTGTATAGATTCTTACCCATGCTGCACCATCTACTTGTATCTTAAATAGTGCATATGCTTTGTATCCGGTAATAGTTATATTACCAGTTGCACCAGTAGCTATTGATGCCGTATTGCCAACTAAGACACCACGTGTTGCACCACCGCCACCGCCTGTGGCATCTGTACCATTGACCCAGTTTGTACCGTTGTATTTTAAAACTTGTCCTGTGCTAACTGGTCCAGTAATTACTACATCTGTTAATCCGTCAAGGTTAGTAGCACCACCGCCACCTGATACTGTAGTAAATGTAAATCCACCTGAGCCATTAGTAGTTAATACTTGTCCAACAGTGCCGTCAGTGATACCAATATCGGTTAGTGTTAATGTATCCCATGCAGTTGCATAGTCTGTACCGCTGGTCTTCCGTAAGTATTGACCTGTTGTTCCACCTGTTGGAACACCTTGTCCGTTAGCACCTGGAGCACCTGGATCACCATCTGCACCATCTGCACCATCTGCACCATCAGCACCATCTGCTCCAACTAATGAAACACCTGTGCCCCATGCACCTGCTGCCTTGGGACCAAATATTGTGTTAGTAGCAGTGTTAATGTAAAAGTCACCATTGGCGCCTTGCGAAGTTGGGTCCGTTGTACCATTTAGAACGGTACGACCATCTGCACCTGCGGCACCTGCTGCGCCATCAGCACCGTCAGCACCGTCAGCGCCATCTGCACCTGGAGCACCGTCAGCGCCGTCAGCGCCATCAGCACCTATTAAACTTACGCCAGTACCTGGCCATGCACCAGCTGCTTTTGGACCATATATGGTAGTAGTGATAGTGTCAAGCCAGAAGTCACCGTTTACACCGTCACCGCTTGTTGGCGCTGCTGTACCATTTAGAATTGTTCTGCCATCTGCACCTGTAGCACCCGTAGCACCTGTAGCACCGGCGTCGCCTACTGCACCATCAGCACCAGCAGGACCAGTAGTACCTGCAGGTCCTTGTAGCAGACCTAAGTCAACCCAGGCAGCACCGTCCCATAGATAACCCCGTAGATTGTCAAGTTGAATCCAAACTTGTCCAGTCGTAGCTGATACCGCCGCTCTTGTTGTGGCGTTTGCTGTAGAGCCAGCAAACGTCATAGTTCCAATAGAAACACCGCCAACCTTAGTTCCAGCTGGTAATTGAACAGTGCCAGTACCGTTGATCATGATAGTAAGATCACCGTTTGTAGTTAGAGCTTGTAGATAATCAGCTCTCCAATAACCTTCTCTGGTTAAACGAGCACGTACCGTAGGAGTAGTAGTATTAGTAGTTATAAAACTTAACGCACTCGGAACAGCTCCTGTAGTTGGAGCAGCAGCAGCACCTGCGATAATACCTGCAGAGTAAACACTTCCACTACCGTCGTGACCAGCAAATGCAATGTTACCAAGTTGGTCGCCGGATAGTACCGCAGTTGCAGCCGCTGCAGAAATTCCTCTTCCTCTGGAAAACGTAAATGCAGTTACATTTGCACTACTTGAATGATACTGAGTCATAGTATACCCGGCAGCAGCGGCAGTGTATACATTTTCTCTCAAAACAGCAAAGCTTCTTCCAGTTAACGTTCCAGTACTTTGTGAATATAATAAACTTGAGTTAGTAGGCCCGACTGCGGTTGTTCTTGCTGGATCAGAGTAAATCGCCAACGATGCAGAAGTACTACCATATGTTGTAGCCGCCGCTACTGTACCCAGAGCTGTAATCGTAATCTTGTTTGCATCAACACCGCTGCCCTTAGCTATACCAATACCTGCACCTGGTGCAAACACAGTACTGTCAATAGTGCCAGTTCCAGTTTTTAAAAGTTGTACACTTACACCGGAACCTGCTGTCGTAGTGTCCATAGTGTACTCAGGACCATTGATTGTAATAGTGCTGCCGTCAGTTGTTGCTACGGTAATGTTAGTACCATTGGCAAATTTTATATCATCATTAACACCGCCTGTAGCCGTAAGTCTAAGAGTTGCACCGCCTGTAGCGGCAGCGGCTGCGATAGAGTAAGAAGGAGCTTTGGAGGCAATGGTAATTTCGTCTACGTTGCTTTTTCTAATGTCAATATTAGTGCCAGCTTTAAATTTAATATCTCTATTGACGGCTGCACTATTTGTTAAACGTAATATTGCATCGCCGCCAACTGGTGTTAATGTGCCAGCTTCAGCAGAGACATTATAAGTTGTGCCGGTGATACTAATATTATCAGCATCAACTCTGCTGACTGCAACACCTGTCGCGCCAACAATTCTAACTTCATCTACTGCACCAGATGACGGTGTTAAACGAAGTTTGGCAGCACCAGATGAAGTTTCAGCTGACAATGAATATGTTGTGTTGGTATCAGTTGCAAGAGTTGTATTGGTCCAGTTAGTTCCATTGTACGCAAGAACTTGATTTGTAGTTACTGGAACTAATACAACTACGTCAGTTAACTCATCAAGTGTAGTTGCACCGCCGCCAGCGCCACCCACAGCATCAGCTGCCGGAGCCCAAGCAGTTCCGTTCCATTTTAGAACTTGATCCACTGACGGTGTTGCTGAACTAACGTCAAGCAAGTCAGCTAAGTTTGATGGTACAGTTGGAAAATCTGGATTGACATAGTCAAGTGCAGTCCACGCTAATGTACCGTTACCAATTTTCAGTTTACCTGTATCGGTTTCGAATCCAGGTTCGCCTGCTGCTAAAACAACAGTTCCAGCTGCTGTCCAGGCTGCTGCGGTACCTTTTCTCAATATAATTTGTTGGGGCATGTTAAAATCCTCTATCTTTGTTATTTATCTATAAATCTATTATGGCGTTCCGCCGTCGATAATTTCGCTAAACGAGCTTGAACTTGGAGAACCGCCGTCTAAAATTACATCGAAAATACTGCTACCTGGACTACCGCCATCTAATATAGCAGTAGAACTATCAGTAATTGAAACACTTACGCTTACACTTGGAGTTATACTGTTTAATGTTAATGTTAGGGTTTCAGCACCTTCTGTGGTAAAATCATTGCTTATATTAAGAACTACGTTAGCAGTGTTAGAATTTACTGTAAAACTACCAGTTAAAGTACCTAATCCAAGGTCTCCAGCAGTTATGCCAGTTCCTGTAATAGTGTATGGTACAGCAGTTCCGTTACTTACGTTAGTTGTAGTCAGTGTTAAGGTAACAGTACCGCCCTCGTTAACTGTGGCAGAACTTCTACTTAGTGCATACGAGGGTGTTACAGGAGGTGTGCCGCCACCGGCAAGTAAATTACCACCTGGTGTTTCGCCGTCTCCAACATATACTAACTTAGTATCTGTTACATAAATGAGTTCGCCTTCGGCGGGAGTAAAACTCAACCTATCTGCTTCTAATCCGCGTCTTAATAATAATCCCATTTTATTCCCTTTAGAACAATCCTAAATCTACTGTAAATTGACCTGGCGCTGCAAAACTTCCAAAATCTGCGCCTACTTGATACAAGAAATAAGTATTTGGATTTGTAAATATATTTTTAAAATTTCCGAAGTCAAACGTATTTATCTCACCACCACCCGATGTTGCGCTAATCGTAACTGCACCTAATCCGGATGAAGGTGTTATACTTACATTTGAACCTGCAATAATTCTACTAACACCCGAGGTTATCGTACCCGGGCCCCAGGCAGTTCCGTTCCAAACAAGTGCTTGCCCCGAAGTTGGAACAGTTGATACTACATCATTAAGCTCTGAAAGATTGTGATTACTAATGTCACTAACTCGTCCAGTTACATTACCTGTTAAGTTACCAACAACGTTTCCAGTTACATTACCTGTTAAGTTACCAACAACGTTTCCAGTTACATTACCTGTTAAGTTACCAACAACGTTTCCAGTTACATTACCTGTTAAGTTGCCAGTTACATTTCCGATAACTGGCCCAGTATGCGTACCTGCTGAATTACCTGTTAAGTTACCAGTTACATTTCCAGTCAGCGGACCTACAAAACCTGTAGCAGTAGCAGTTCCGTATACTAATAGATTACTGTCTATAGTGGCATTATTTGTAACAATTAAATCATTCGTTGTTACTGTAGTAGCGTTAACATTACCAGTTAAGTTACCAGTTACGTTACCAACTACATTGCCATATAAGTTGCCTGTAACATCTCCAGTTAAGTCACCTGTAACATTACCAGTTACATTTCCAATGACTGGACCAGTGTGTGTACCTGCTGAATTACCTGTTAAATTACCTGTAACATTTCCAGTTACATTTCCAGTTACATTACCTGTTAACGGGCCTAAAAATTCATCAGCAACAACTTCGCCTGTTATGTATATATTGCCAGTGCCAATAATGTCTTTATTGTTAAGATTTAAATTAGCACTAAGTCTTGGCGCTGGATCTTCTTCAACTGCGTTAATACTGTCAGGCGCCGCAATGGTAATTTCGTTTCCTGTATATGTTACAAACATATTCAGGCCTTGCTTAATTGTACGTAATTGTAGATTATTGCCTATCTTTTCTTTGAAAACAGGAGCACCACTACCAAGATTATCTGCTGTTATAACTCGTGTTAAGTCAAGTTCATTGAAGTTAGCATTTGACTTTTCAAACGCCGAACGGAGGTCATCGCCTGTACCATCGTTTGCGTAAGTTCCGAGATTGACTTGTAATATGCTCATAAATTGCTCTCTTTAGTATATTTAGCTGGTTCGGACTTTTGCTAAACCGAGTGTTTTTAGTATGCTAATATACATCCATCCTATGTCAAATTCCCACCATTTCTGACTAAACTTGGGATTGGCAATGTCTGCATGGTGGTTATTGTGTAGTTCTTCGCCGCCAATCCATATGCCCCACGGCATTAGATTTTTACTTTTGTCATTAGTATCAGTGTTGCGATATCCCCACCAGTGCGCCATTCCGTTGATAAATCCAGCGGCCCAGAATGGAATCCATATCATTTGAACAGTCCATACTATAACACCTACTGCGCCAAACAATAGCACATCTATCAATAGCATTAGAATAACACCTGTTCTGTGATG